AAGCTGCGCTCGTCGGTCTTGTGCTTGATGACAAACTTCTGGAGCACCTCGCGCCAGTCAACCGTTGGATTGAGGATGCTGTCCACAAGCCGGGCCATGCCAGCCGACAGTTTGCCCATCATCTTGGCAGCCTGTGCAGCCTGTGCCACCTTGACCTTCCACTCGGCAGCCGCTTGGGCTTGGTCAGAGGCAGTGCCCTCACCATCCTCAAGGTCTTGGCCAGTGCCACCGATACCGCCACCACCCTCGCCGTCACCCTCGGGCAGCAAGGTGTAGATGTGCTCACTGACACCCTGACCTGCGTCATAGAGCGCCTTGTTGAGGCAGCCACCCTCGATGAACCTGCCGATGCCCTCGTCCACCAGCAGTTGGTTGATGACGTAGTCAGCGGCCTTGTTCCAACGCTTAGGGTCACGGGACTGACGGCGGAAGTTGTGCTCCAGCATGGGGTGCATACACTCATGGGCCACGAGGAACTTGAGTTCCTCATCGGACAGGCCGGAGACAAACTCCGGGTTGTATAGCACACGCTTGCCATTGGTGGCAGCGGTCGGGATGATGTCAGAGTAGGTGTGCGGCATACCCAGTGCGATAGCACCGACGAAGGGATGCTCAAGGATGAGGCTGGTCTTGGCCTTGGCCAAGCGGGTCTTGAGTGTGTCTAGTGATTGCATGTGTGTTACTCCTTGGCTGTGTTGTTGAGAAAGTCTTGGATCGTGGTGGCTGCGTCAGGGTAGTTGACCAGACGGCTGACACCAAAGAAGTCATAGAGATCGAGGTCAACCTCGGCTGTGTCGATCTCCACTGTGATGTCGTTGTAGTCCTCACCGATGCTGACAAAAGCGGTGCCCGCACCGCTCTCTCGGGCCATACCCAGAAGGTTCATGTGGCACTTCACGTCGGGATAGTGGTCATACCACTTGACGCTGTCGAAGTAGGCATGGAGCAGGACACCCAGCTCCCCCACATCGGTCACTGTGTAGTGCGCCAATTCCTCGGTTGGCATCTTGTCCCCCAGTCTGACGTAGGAGAGGAAGGCAGCCAGTGATCCCTTGTCCTTGAAGGACATGCCGATAGCCACGTCAGTGTGATACCCCATGTGTCATACTCCCATAAAAGCGCCCATCCGGGCCATGATGTCCTGTGCCTCGTCGATCTTGGACTGACGCAGCACCGGGTCGTTCTTGACAGCGTCCCCACTCAGACCTGCCAGCTTGGCCTCCACCTCATAGCGCATGGCTTCGAGGTTCGGGTCGTCCATAATATTCAACCGAGGCAACAGCTTACACAGTTCTGTGACATGCTCCAGCGTGCTCTCATGGAACCGAGACTTGGGGTCGTCGATCTTGGAGAGACGCTCGACCATATGCTTAACACGATCGTAAAGGCGTTGCCAAGCGTCACGCATGGCGATGCCAGAGTTTTCTTCCACTTTACGCTGGAGATCGGCCTTGATGCTGTCAAGTTCCTCGTCTGCCAGTTGGACACGGAAGTCTGCGGTGGGCACAGGCAGGACCACCAACTCCATGCTGAACTTGCTACGCAGATCGCGGACATCGGGGTAATCCTCGGGGTTGTAGAGCTTGCCAAGGAACCGCTGTGCGCTGGTCTGGAGGGACGGGTAGTCCATCAGGAACTTAGCCACGACCTGTTCCCACTCAGACTTGCGCTTGCGGAAGGTGGTCATGAAGTTGAGGTAGTTAGCGGTGGGCAGCATGTGAGTGTTGTTCAGCCCCCAAGGCAGGGTGTTGGTCAGGAACTCCTGCCGGATGCTGCCTGTCATGGTGTGGATATTGGCGAGGCTGTCACTCATGGGCAGCAGCTTCTTGTGGTAGCCACCCACGTCATAGCCAGCGCCGTTGATGTCGGATACCGCCTTGGTGGCCTTCTTGTCCAGCTTGCGTGCTGTCCACTGGGAGATGTTAAGCTGGACGAGAAGGGCGCGGTCGGAAAGATGTGTCATGGTCATGTGTCCTTGTTGATGAGACGGAGATAGGTTCGGTAAGCGATCCACTCGTTAGGGAACTGTTGCTTGAGGTAGCCAGTGAAGTCGAACATCCTCATGGACCAGTCACGACTGGCCCGGTGCTCGCTCCACTCCTTAGTCATGCGACCAAGGTCACTGTATGTGATGACCTTGGCCTTGATTAACCACCTAGCGAAGGTGTCTGTCATCAGAACAGCACCGACTGATGCTTGACCGACCAGTCGATGAAGCCCTTGGTGGATGACACCGTGGGGTCACGGCGGACAGCCATCGACATGGCCAGCACTGAGAACTCAGCCGGGCAGCGGGACAGGTAAGTGACAGCCCGGTCGATGTTGGCCTGAGAGATGCGTGACGCAATGGCACCGGACAGAGCGTAGAGCGTGGCCGGGTCGGACGGAACGTCTGCGGTGTCAGGGTTAAGCAGGATGGCATCGGGGTTGGGCAGCTTGCGGTATATCTTGAGGAACCCCACGAACTCGGCCGCAGCCCCCTCACCGACGGCACCCTTGAAGCACTCGAACTCAGCCTCGGCAGGGACAGCACCGAGGACAGCACTGACACCCTCGGCCCATGAACGAGGCGTTGGGTTCTGGTCCTTGTTGGCGTCGAAGTCATGGAGCAGACCGGGCCGGAAGCGGATGAAGGCCACGACCTCAGGCTTGACACCATGTGTCAGCGCCCACGATGACCAGTCATCGAGGTTGGTGTCGAACTCTAGGACAGTCTCGCGGTTGCGGAGGTGTGACAGGACACGGTTGGCCCCGGCCCGATCCGACTGGCGGTTGCCAGTGGAGATGACAGTCCAGCCCTTGGCAAGGGGTGTGCCGTGGAGGTTGCGTGCTTGGCAGATATTAGCCAGCACTTTCTGGATGTCAGCCGGGGCTTGGTTCCGGTCATCGAAGCAGAGCACCCCACCGCGGCCATCGTCGTAACGAGAGCCGACGGCAGGGAACCAGTCGGGGATCATGTAACGAAGGGTCTCGCCCCCAATGACAGGGATGCCGAAGTCCTCGACCAGCATGGTGGGCAAGTGACGCTCGACGTAGTGCAGACCGAGAGCCTCAGTCACAGACTGAACGAGGGTGGTCTTGCCACCACCCGGCGCCCCCTCGATAGCCACGGTGCGGTTGATCGAGATGAGGTCTTTCAGTGTGTCAGACAGAAGGGATGGACGCATTGTGTTCTCCATAAGAGGTTGCTTGGCTTGTCTCATCAGTGCCACGGTAGCCATCCGTGGCAGACTGGGGTTGCCCCCAGTTTCGACTCATAGGGAATTTGCCTCACCCCCACCGCTTCTTGCTGGACTGGATGGACGAGAGCTGCTTGTAGTCCGTGACGTAAGGCACCTCGGTCTCCTCGACGCAGTCGTGATACTGCAGCACTTGGTGCCGGATGGCGTCAAGGTGGGCGTCGATGGTGACATAAGTGGACATGCCACGGGCAATGTCAGCGTAGCGATCCGGCTCATCGAGGCAAGCCAAGGCCATGTTAGACAGGCTGACAGGCCCCCAACGCTCACCCTGTCTGGGGTCAACGCCCAGCCTGACTTGGGTCTGGACCCACAGCTTGAACTGGTTGAACCCCTTGGCACAGGCAGCGTTGGCCTTCTTGCGGTTGACACTGTAGCGGGTGAAGGGCTTGGCCCCACCGATCAGGTTAAGGTTCTTGTCCAGTGTGGCACCACGGGCACCGTCGATCAGATACCCCTTGCTGTCGCCATTGTTGCGTGTCCACAGGACAGGACCGACAGGGTTGGTGTAGCTGGGCCAGACAGCGTTGCGGAAGATCGAGCCGACAGTCTCATCTGTCAGCTTGGATGAGTAGACCTCAAGGTCGATGGTGCCGTCGGTGTGGTAGGTGATGATGTCAGTGTGGTAAAGCCGGATGGCCACTGAGTTGGTGTCAGGCAGGACGCGGATGGTGAGGTTGTCATTCCGCCGCTGGCCGAGCGGTCTCGTGTCAGTAGCACGCCCCCTGATGGGGGCAATGCTGTCATGCTTAGCCAGTGCTTGCTCATAGGAAGTGATGCCGCCACGGGGCAGGACGATGTTAGAGCCGAACATTAGACAGTCTCCTTGTTGGCATGGATGATAGCGTTGATGCGGTTGTGGGTCTTGGTGACCACGGCCCAAAGGGCAGTCTCATAGGGAACAGTCGGGTCAGACTGGATGATCTTGTCCACCTTGCGGTAGAACTCATTGGTCCCGAGGAAGCCAATGACTGACAGAGTGACACGGATCGTGTGAAGGTCGAGAACGGCGGGGGTGGTGTCGGCGGGGGTGGTAGTCATATCAGAGACCTTTCTTAGTGTGAGCAAGCCACCTGTAGATGGTGGATGAGCCGATGTTGAAACGAGCAGCGACCTCCCTGACAGGGAGGCCGTCTACTTTGACGAGGCGCAGCACTTCGGCTCTCGTGGTGTCATCGAGACCATAGGCTGGGTGGTAGTCAGGGACTGCCACGAGGTAGTCGGGGCTGGATGGTGTAAAGGCCAGTCTCACTGGGCAACCTCCTCGTCGGGGATGTAGTCATGGAAGCAAGAGGATTGGATACCCATCAACTCCATCAGCTTACAGGCGGCGTTCAAGTCCCAAGGGTGCTTGGACCACACAAGGATTTCCTCGGTGGTGTAGTAGTTGCGGCGAATGGTCATGATCTTCCACATCACAGTGCCACCTCAACCGGAGCAAAGCCGGGGTTGAACTTGATGTGAAGGTGGGTCAGGCCATAGGTCTGCTTGAGAGCATGACGGTCACAGACAGTGACACGGCAGTCGTTAAGGGGGGACGACTGGTCAACCACCACGAACTCATGACCGACGGTGTAGTCGTAAATGGCATCAGCTTGGCTGATGTAAGGGCGGTGTAAAGGCCGGACTGTAAGGGACTTGGTGTAAACTTTGGTGGCGAGGTCGGCGAGTTTGGTCCAGTTGGTAGCCATGGTGATTGGTCCTTGTTGTGTGTTAAGGTTGTTAAGATACTGGACCAGAGGTGTGTTTGGGTGGACCTCGGCCAGCCCCATCTTCATAGCCGATCGGGCCAAACGGCGTCAAATTTGGGGGGTAGGGGGGTAGTTAGACTACCCCTCTTTTCTTCGGTATCGGTGTGCCAAGGACTACTTGCGTCCGGGCATAGTAATCGCGCAGCGCGGGGTTGTCCCTACGGAATCGTGGTAGCATGTGTAAAGGTAGCCACTTTACATTGCCCGGGCCATACCACTTTGTCTTGTCAAGGTGTATCAGTGAATGGCCTACTGGGGGTAGCCCGACGTCCTCCACCATTGTCTCGATGTCGTCTCTCCATGCTTTACATACACCTAGCACATCGAAGGATGTGGACTCGTAGGGGATGCGCTGCACAGCGTTTGCTAAGGTCTGGCGGAACAGTTGGTGGTCCATGTCAGTGTCTCCTGTTGGTGTAAACCACCTAGTATACAAAAACGGGGGTGGGCGCAAGGTAAAATATCTGTGTAAAGTAGATAGTAAAAGTTGTGAAAAACCAATGGCTTGTGCGGCACTATCTCAAAAATACATAAATTTTCAGAAGATAACCCCCCTAAATGAGCGCAACTAGGACGGTTGTAATGTAAAGTGTTAACTCGCCTCAGTCAGCTTGTGAAAAAACGGTCCGTATCATCAAAAAAATCGTATATTATTTATATAATAAGGATACTTTACTACTACTACACACTGGTTTACATCCGCTAACCCATTGGTTTCATTGGTTTCCTAGTCGTGGTGTAAAGATACGAACCATCTAAATTTTACACGCTTCGTGTAAAGGTAATGTAAACTCAAAAATAGATACTTAATAATATCAATAGGTTACAGCCCCCCGACTGTTTGGCCTGTCAGTGTGTAAAGGTGAGCCTGTCTGCGTGTCAGAGCTACAGGCCCCCGACGTATGGCGAGCGTAGCGAGCAAACTTAACAGCGTGCGCAGCACGCAACTGCCTGCCGTTAGGCAACAAAAAACCCGCCCGGTGGTTAGCCGGGCGGGTCAGGGTTAGGTCAGGGCGAAGAAGATGAACAGGAGGATGGCGGTCGCGCCCATCAGCGCTTGGCCTATCATCTGCCAGTCCACCTTGCGGTGGTGAGCGGCGAGGTAACGCTGCGCGTTGTCCTGTCCGCGCTTGGAGATGTGCGCGTCGATCTTGTGCTGGCGGTCGCGCAGCGCGGCTTTGGTTTCGTGCTTCATTCTGTCAATCCTTGTGTGAGAGGTGAGGCGGGCCCTTGCGGGCCCGCCCTGTTTTTAGATGATGCCTGCATCTTTGAGCGCCTGCAGTTTTGCGAGTTGCTCGGGGGTAAAGCCTGCGACCGTTGCAGGCGCTGCAGGTTCAGCCTTGGCCTTGGGCTTGCCTTTGGTGCCGTTAGCCGGGATTTGCGCTTTCTGCGCTGCAGTCAGCGCCTTGGGCGCAGGCTTGTCAGCCTTGGCGGGCTTGGCCGGACGACCATCGGCCTTGAAGTTCAAGACCATTGCGCCGCGGTAATCGGCGAAACCGTAGAAACGGTTGTCAGCCTCGCCGTTGGCGTTGACCACTTCAACGGCGGTGATACCGCCAAGAAGCCCATTTTCCGTCGCTTTCGTGACAGTCAGTTTGACAGTCAGAGTGACGGGCTCAATCGGAAACATAGCCATGGTGTGTCCTTTCATATGGCATAAGGTTGAGACTTGTGCCACCCATCATCGGCACTATGTGCCTAGGGTCAGGTTAACGATGTCAAAGAGCATGGGCGTCGCCGCCCGGTCACTTGCTACTCAATCACTCATCACCATTTCTTTATGGCATACCCTGTCGCTTAGGTCAAATTAGGCGTCGCATAGGCGCTTTTCCTGCCCTATAGCACGCGCGCCGCGCGATAGCAGGCAGGCATGGGGGGTGGGGGGTTGGACTGAAAATTTCCAGCCCCCCGGTATTGTAGTAAACCCCACACAGCACAACCCAAAATTACCAAACTTTACAACCTAACACCCCCCAAGTACAATTTATAAAAAATTTCCCGGCCCAAAAAACCAAATCTTTACACTATTGACCGCCCCCGCCCCCAAGAGTTACCATCCGCCCATGTACATGAGCCCTGTTCACACCAAATGGACCGATCGGTTCGCCTTTGAACTCGCCCTTCTCATGGAAGGTAGCGGGGAAAAGCTCGACGAACTGCTGGATCGGCACGAGTTTGAGGCTGCAGACCTCCTGACTTTCAAGAATGACGCCACTTTTCTCAAGAAAGTGGAGGCTTACAGGGAGGAAGTACGCACCAAGGGCCTCACATTCAGGGTCAAGGCGCGTGCGCAGGCCGAAGAACTGCTCAAGACCAGCTGGATTCTCATCCACGACCCCATCGTGAGCCCCGCGGTGAAGGCTGATCTCATCAAAAGCACGGTAAAGTGGGCCGGACTGGACACCACCCCTGCCAATGAGAACGCAAATGCCGCTGGTGGTGTCACGATCAGCATCAATTTGGGAGGGCAGACGCTGGATGTGACGGCCAAACCCCCCGCCCTCCCCGTGGAAGACGCCGATGTCATCGAGGATGAGTGAAACCCACAAGTTCCACAGCCTGTTTGCGGCGCAGGCGTTCATGGCTACCCTGATTGCCGCGCAGAAGTCCTACCGATCGCTCAAGATACCGCGGGCCAAGCCCGGCAAACCCCTTTACGTGGTGGTAGTCTACGATGCCGCTTGATATTTCCTACACTCCGACCCCTACGGTCACCCGGTTCATGCAATCGGACAAGAAAATGCGGGTCATCATGGGTCCTGTCGGCTCCGGCAAGTCCGTGGCCTGCTGCTTTGAGATTATCCGGCGTGCCAGCCAGCAGGAACCCAATGCCCAAGGCATCCGCAAGACCCGCTGCGCTGTGGTCCGCGAGACTGTCCGCCAATTGTCGGACACGACGATCAAGACCTTCCTTGACTGGTTCCCTCCGGGGGTCTGTGGCCACTTCATGCGCACCACCAAGACCTACTTCTTCAAGGTGGGCGACGTGGAGTGCGAGATTATGTTCCGCGCGCTGGACGACGCGGATGACGTGGCCAACCTCAACTCGCTCGAACTGACCTTCGCGTGGTTCAACGAGTGCAGGGACATCCACCCGGACATTGTGGACGCGATGTCCAAGCGTGTGGGGCGTTTTCCGTCGGCCAAGGATGGCGGGGCGACGTGGCATGGGATGTGGGCGGATACCAACCCGCCGACCATGGACACGTGGTGGTTCTATCAGATGGAGGGCATTGACCCCAAGGACGGGGTGAGCCCCAACAACAACGGGTGGGATGTGTTCAAGCAGCCGTCGGGGCGCAGCCCCTACGCGGAGAACATTGAGAATCTGCCTGATGGTTACTACGACACTCAGGGTCGATCGGAGGAGTACGTCCGGGTTTTCATCGACGGGGAGTACGGGCTTAGCCTCGCAGGCACGCCGGTGTTCAAGTACTTCCGGCCGGACTACCACATGGCGAAGTCCCCCCTCCGACCCATACTGAACGGCACGAGACCGGTTATCGTGGGGATGGACCTCGGGCTCACGCCCGCAGCCGTCATCGGACAGCAGGACCCACGAGGCAGGGCGCTCATCTTGGCAGAGGCCGTCAGTTACGACATGGGCATCCAGAGGTTCATGCGCACGGTGCTCAAGCCCCTGCTCTACGAGAAGTTCCCGGGGGCGCCCGTCGTCATCGTGGTTGACCCGGCCGGTGTGCAGCGGGCGCAGACAGACGAGCGCTCCGCGGTCGACATCATCAAGGCCGAGGGGTTCAGGGTCATGCCGGCCCGGACCAATAACATCACCCCGCGCATTGCCGCGGTCGACGACTACCTCATGCGCCAAGTCGACGGTGACCCCGGGTTCCTCATGGACCCCAGCTGCATCCGGCTTAAGGCGGCCATGATGGGTGGGTATCGGTTCAAGAAGAACGGTGACGGGCTGGAGAAGACCGGCGATGCCGGCAAGCACAGCCACGTTGGCGATGCGATTAGCTACCTGATGATGCACATCGGCAGTCTCGACAGTGGCGCGATGATGCACACGCGGCGAGAGGTGAGGCGAGTTGACGCCAAAGGATGGGCGTGATACATAAAGTGTACCGGCGGATTCTCCTCCCTCTCCGCTGCCTGCTCGACCTAACCCCTCCGGTTCCACCCCCGGAGGGGTTTCTCTTGCTAGATACGCGCAGTCAGGTTATATTCTGTTAACTTGCAAGGGAGGTCCGTCATGGACAAGAAGAAATCACTGGCGCCGAAGAAGTCCCCGCGCCCCATGGACGCAGAGACGGGTCGTGCAAATGCAGCGCTGACGCGCGCCATGGGTGGTGCCGCAGCACGTGAGCGGCAGGATGCCGAGGCCGGGCGCAAGATGGCTGCCAAGCCGGCTAAGGCTGGCATGAAGTCCAGTCCGCGCCCCAAGAAGAACCCGATGTACTGAGGTAGCCTCGCACCATGGCAGGTCTGACAATTCTCCGCGTCGTTGGTAACGATGAGCTTGTACGCCAAGAGCGTGAGCAGGCAGAGCGTGAACTCGCGGCGCGGCAGAGCAGCCCCGTCATGCTGGGCCTAACGGCCTACCTCAAGGAGTGCTGGGACGCAGCACGTATTTCGCGCGACCCCATCACCGACATCATGCTCATGGCCATGCGGCAACGCAACGGGGAGTACGAGGCCGATAAGCTCAACGCCATCAGAGCGCAGGGCGGATCGGAAGTCTACATGATGATTACCGAGGTCAAGTGCCGCGCTGCAGAGAGCTGGCTACGAGACATCCTGCTCGACAACGGCTCGCCTCCGTGGGACCTCGTGCCCACGCCCATCCCAGACCTGTCACCCAAAGAGGCGGAGGAGCTGCAGCTGGCCTTCGCCGAGCGCGTGATGGAGATTCTGCAGGCGTCAGGACAAGCCCCAAGTAAGAGCCAGCTCGCCGAGCTTAAAGAGATGGTGGCGCAGGAGTTCCGGTTCAAAATCCTGCAGGCGGCGCAGAATCGCGTCGACAAGATGCGGATCAAGATCGACGACCAGTTCGCCCAAGGCGGTTGGGCAGATGCGTTCAACGAGTTCATCACCGATCTGGTGACTTTCCCGGCGGCCTTCATCAAGGGGCCGATCGTCCGGCGCCAGCGCTACCTCAAGTGGGAGGGCAGCAAGCTCGTTCCCGGTGAGCGCATCGCGCCTGAGTACGAGCGGGTCAGCCCGTTTAATATCTACCCCGAGCCGGGCATCACACGCATCAACGACGGCTACATCTTCGAG